CTCAAAATGCTGATGATAGTATAATTCCTGATTTTGTAAGTCAGGAAAAATCAGCTTCAGCGCCCTTTCAGGGGCAAGACGATTATATGCTTGAAGTAGTTGGATTAAGACCAGAACAAAGCGGTATTTCGCCGAATTGGTATTGCAATTCTTTTTGGAAGGTTAGAGAGCTATGCAATTTAAATGCTTCGGTAGGTTCGTGGACGAGAATATTCGGACATATAAATGAGTTGATGGGGTATACTGATATAGAGAATGTTCCGCAATCTTGGAAATTCCATTTCATGGCATGTGGCGGTTGGGATAACGTAGCAGGCATTCAGCTTGCAAATAGGACGTGGACGGGAACAAGCAGCACAAATATTTATTCTTCTCTTGGTACGGATACTTCTGCATACCATAGTTACTTCGGAAGCAATACGGCATATAGCCGACACCCCAATAATCAAAATGAAATCTGGGCGTGTTGGACACCAGATCAGGCCACAACAGACCTTGTTGGAAGTGTACAATTAAGAGCAGGTGAATTTGTCAGCTCGATTGTCAATGTTGATTCTCTGTGGGAGAAGACAACGAGTGCAGTAGATGATTTTACGATTGATTCTATAGCGAGGACGGTTACGCCGAAAGATACCGTAGTTGGCGATGCCGGTGGTAATCTGTACGTCATTACCGTGGATAGTGGAGAGATGGTTGTAACATCTGACGGTGTGCCCGTACTATGTTCCGGTGGTGTGCCGGTCTTAATTGAATAATGATTGATATCAGGGTAACAATTGAAGGTGATAAGGTGATTATAGCCGGGCTGCATGGCCTGAGCTCAGAGCTGCGACCAGCAATCTCAAGCGGACTCTCACGCATTGCTGAGGGTGCATTTGATGAGGCATATCGCTGGCTAAGTGGGCCTGGCAGTCTCTACGAAACGCGCACCAGTAAAACGGGCAAGACTTATCGCAGGAAGGTTGGAGATTTTTTGCCGGGACAGTATCCGGTGCCGGTTCGCACCGGTTGGTTGAGGCGTATGCTTTACTGGCTTAAACCTGGCACGACAAAAACGCACGGTGACATTACCATAACCACCGGGACGCTGGAAGCCATTGTTGGGAATGCCGCAGCCTACGCGGAAACAATATCGGAAGGCAAGGGCACTTCTGCCAGGCATGGACGCAGGCCTTATATTGAGGACGGACTGAAAAGGTTTAACGCAGGCAATAAAATGCAACACACCATCGAATACGAAATCGGAAAAACATTAAAGGAAAAGGGACTAAATTGATATGAATATAGAATCTCTGTCAGTCTGCCTGGATTTCATCAAAGATACCATTTGCGATTTAAAGAATGATATTAAGGACGTCCGGTCAGAGGTGAAAGGGATTAAGGAAGTATTGCCTGATTTATTCAATAAGGAAATAGCACATTGTCAGGCTGCGGCATTTTTTGCCGACCATGATAAAGTGAATGCCTTGACAAATACGATTCGCGGTTTTGAGGAGTTGCAAAAAAAAAATTAGAAACCAGTGTTATTAAACGCGACTGGACGAAATGGACAATCACTACCGTCCTTGCAGTGTATATCGCAACTAAGGAAATTATTTATCAGTTTTTTAAATGAGTTTCACCAGTGTAATTAACAATATAATAAGTACCCTTTCGAATGATGCCGCGCTTGGTGCGTATTGCACGGCAAAATGGGGCAAATCTCTTACCGTGATGCAAATGTTTCGGCATCGCCAGGAAATACATCTTGGCGACCTGCCACTTATCTTTATCACTCGTCCGTCGGTTGAAAAACAATGGCTGTCAAATCAGCTCAATGAACAGGTGCATCAGGTAAGGCTGTTTTGCGGATTTCATCAGCCGGATCGCGAAAAGGCATTAGCCGAAATGCTCGAATATGAAGAAAAAATTACCGATGCCTTATTTGTTGATCGTAAACGTGGCGATACTACTGGTTATGTACTCGACACAGACATTCCCGATATTTTAAATGATGAAGGCGAATTCGCCCCAGTCTATTTTACCGTTATTTCGGTACCTATTATTACGGAATTGACTTGATACATAGGAGGATAAGCCATGCCACTAAGCGGGCAGGAAATTAAATCAGGATTCAAAAAAGGAAAAATCTGGAACGTGGCCGAGGTGCTTGGCGCGAATGAGGGAATCATACCAAAACCATCAAGTATTAAAAAGGATTCTACGATAGAAATTGACGATTCTATCGGCAACCTGGTATCAAAAGACGGGCTGCCTGGATTTATTAAAGTCGAGGGCGATTACCCTGCATATCTCAGGTATGACGGGCTCGACATCCCGCTTGCCCTGTTCATGGGCACCGCAGGTGCGCCAACCCAGCAGGGAGCCACGGCGGCATATGCATATACGTACAAATTCAAAACCAATTTGGACGGCATTTATGGCACCATGGCGCGATACATGAAGTATTACCTTGAAGAATATTCATCGGTAAAAATTATCAAACTAAACATCAAGGGCGAGGTTGGTAAGCCGCTCGATGTTACTTTTGGCATGATCGCAAACGATAAAGGCATTATCAATAACACGAGCGCTATCGCAACGACCATAACGGTAGGCGATGCCCCGTATGCCGCACTCTATTGCTCATCAAACAAGATGGTCTATGTGTCAAATACCACAACTGGCAGCGTCAGCGTGATCAATCCGGCAACCAATGCAATCGTAGCCACGATATCCAGTATTACAACAGCGGCTGGCATGTGTTATTGTCCGACTAATGATCGTATCTATGTCGGCAGCACAACGGACGGCGGCGGTGTGGTAAAGGTAATCAATCCGGCATCAAACACCGTAGTTGCTACCATCAACCTTGCAAATTCAGCCTTGCCCTGATGTGTTCAAGGAGTTTTTTGAGATGAGTTCCTTTTCTTTGGCGACAAGGGTTTCAAGGCTTACACATGATTCATTGACAAAACGGGCGAATTCGTTCCATTTTGCCATGAGGATATCCGTGTTTTCAGGCGTGCAGGGGAATTCATTGCCATGGTCGACAAATCCTTTCCAGTTTTTTACAACACGCCGTCCGAGCAGCTTGTCGGCAAGTACGGGGTCGAAGAACTCTGTCTTCTGACCATTACGATAAGACGTTGTCCGCGCCTTTTCGTTTAGCCTGAGCAAGTCTTCCCTTGACACATATTCGATTAAGACTTCGCTGTCATCGCCAAATGGTAACCAGACCTGTAATGGCTTGCCGTTGGTAAGGCTGCTAATGTCCATAATGTCCCTTTCTGATATTGCGGTGACATACGACATATCGTGTGTCCCCGCTGGTTTATGCTAATGGATCGGTCGTACGGCGGTTGATGCCTATGATCCAGAACGGATCGGTGTTGGCAGGCATACCGGTCGGCGCAGAGCTTGCCGCGTGCACGATGAATTCTATATTCTCCGGAATATTCTGGGGATTATCACCTACGTCCACCGGTTTTAACTGCAGGTGGGTGAACTGAAGCTTAAACGTCCTCAGATATGATCCGGCAATAGCTGCTCCGGTGAATGTGATGTCCATCTTGTACCTGGTGTCATGCGAAAACTGTGAGGATCTGCGACAGGACGGCCACCAGCCAGATTGCGAAACCGAAGGCGGGCAATGTCTCATCCCTTTTGTGGGAGAACAGGAAATGAGAATTTTAGATATCTACAACAAATTAATACTCTTACGGGACCTTGTTGGCGCTGAAAATATTTTGAAAATGCATGAAGCCACCAAAGATGATATTGAATACCTGGCCGTCATCGAGGCTGAAATGCAAAAACATAAAACCCGAAACCCCAGGCCCTGAACGGTAAACATAAAAATGCCAGACATTAAATTTATCATCAGCGCGACAGACACCGCAAGCGGCGTCTTTAATAACGTCAAAAATACGGTCAGCTCTGCCGCCGGTGGTATCTCATCGGCATTTGATACCATCCGCACACATTGGCTTGGTATTGGGTCTGCCATTGCCGGTGCTGCCTGGCTCAGGTCCATGGCAGCAGATGCATATCAGGCAGAAATTGCATTCAACAAGCTCCGGATCCAAATCGAGGGACTTGGCATCGCTTATAACTCAGTAACGCCGGAAGTAAACGCCGCCATCGACTCTGTATCCCGATACGCAATTGTCCAGAAAGAAGATGTTGCAGCAACCTTACAGCAACTCGTATTTACCTCCGGTAATCTTAAAGAATCTATGAACCGGCTTAACCTGGCATATGACCTTGCTTATCAGAAAGGCATTTCAGCCGGAGAGGCTGCCACTCTGATCGGACGCGCCATGTCTGGCAATGTAGAAATGCTTGGTCGTTACATCCCGGCGCTCAGAAACATGGAAGATACCTTGGGTAAAAATGCTACAGAGGCCGAAAAGACTGCTTATGCCTTTGCAATCCTGGAACAAAAATCCAGTGATGCAATGGCGAAGATGACAGAACATGAACGGCAAATCAAAATCCTTACCAACACCTGGAGAGATCTCAGGGAGACCATAGGCGGCGCCCTGTTATGGTTAGGATCCAATGTGGTAGAAGCCTTTACCGCAAATAAAAACGCCGTAATGAATTTCTGGGATGCCATTAAATTTGGCGATCCGAAATCAATGTGGAATGCCTTTGTTTATGGCACGCCGGTAGTAAATGCAGCCACAGAGGCAATACAGCAGGAAACCTCCGCGGTAAAAGCAGCCGGAGAAGAACATCGCAAGAGCGCGGCAGAAATTGCCAGTGCGGCCAAAGCAAGAAGCGATGCCATAGAAACAACAAAGACATCACTCCTGGCCCAGCTCGATCAGTGGAAAAACTTTTACAAAAACCTCACGGATCTGCACAGGCAATCCATCGAAGAACAAAAACGCCTTGCCAGAGAACTCCTTGACATCGAAAGCGCCGTAGCAGCGCAGCGTCAGGGGTATGCGGTGCGCTACGAATCACTTTATGAAAAGGCGTTTGGAGTCGTTGCCGTAGATCGGGTCACAAAATATTATGACACCCAGCGCCTCTTGGAGGAACAATTTCAAGGGGCAATCGTCCTCCAGGGTGAAAACAAAATCCGTGCGCTCGAAAAATATCAGACAGCAGCCGAATCAGCCGTAGGCAATGTAAGCGATACCCTTACCGAAACAGCCACAGCCTTTACCGCCCTGCGGCAAATCGAGACAGCGCAAAAGATCGTGGTGGAAGAACAGGATAAAATTACCGCGGCCAAACGTGCCGAAATGGTCTCCATGATCAACCTCACCGGCGACCTCACGGCAGCCATGAACGCATCAAAAGCCGCCGTGGAGAATATACGCATTGCCATGCAAAGTTTGGGTATTGACATGAAAGGCATGCGCTTTGAACTCGACACCACGCCTGCACAAAATTCAATCCTTGAAGCAAAAGCACTTCTTGATAGTATTCTACCGGTCACTTATAAAACCCTTGTAATCAATACCGTATACTCTGGCGCCGGCAGTGTTGCGACAAACAGTGACGGTAGCGAAGCAGAGGGATCGTATGCAACTGGCACATCCTACGTGCCAAGAAATATGCTTGCCAGGATACATCAGGGCGAGGCCGTAGTTCCGGCGCATCACAACGTTTATAAAAACCGGTCATTTGAAGACGTTGCAAACATGGTAGAAGGCCGGGGACGTCAGGGCGATATAAATATATCCATACCGGCAATCCAGGTCATGGGCGTAAATAACCCCGAAGAACTTGCCCGTAAATTAGCCAAGCCTCTGGAAACAGAATTGCGCAAACTTGCTAATTTACGATAATTACTTAAATGAAAACATTTCCGGCAAACTTTATAACCGAAAAAAACAAACCTGTCGGCGCTAGCCCGGTGTGGATACTACGTTGTCCGTTTGCATCAACCGGCACCATCTATTTATCAGACCAGCCATTTACCCTGTCCACATGGAATGGCGGCATATCAACCCTTAGCTGGGTATCTGGCTGGGGATCAATAGATGAGAATATATCCGGCTCACAGCTTGCTATGTCGCAGGTATCCGATCTTTCACTTTCGCTGATTAACGACCAAAACGTCTCACCAAATATAGACACCATCCTCTGGACGGCAGCCAACAATATTGAAACGATAGATTGTGAGTTGTATCTATGGTTCATCGGGTTGGACGAGGCGACTAATCCACCGCAAAAGATGTGGGTAGGCAACATCATTGATTTTCAAAAGGCGGGCGAGACGATCTACCATGTCCAACTGGTAGACCAGTCGGTGAAATATGATAAATATGTTGGCACAGAAATCAACACGACCGATTATCCAAGTTGTGATCCCGATGACAGGGGCAAGCTGGGTAATATCTGCTACGGTCCGACGAAACGGGTGCCTTGCCATGCGATAGAGGCAGGCGCAGCCGATCCAATTACGGCTGACCTTACGATTAGCACAACAACCATCGTGCTTTCCGATGCTTCAGAATTTCCAGCGGCTGGGGCTTTTACCATTCAAATCGACGATGAACAAATACGTATCTCTTCCCGCACCGGAAATACACTAACGGTATCAGCAAGGGGCTATTTAACAACAGACCCAGCCGCACATAAAAAAGGCACGGTTGCCTTTGAGGTGCTTACGGAATATGTTTACCAGATTGCTAACCATCCGGTGAATGCCCTCGGAAGCGCATTTGTCGATGATGTTCGGCAGGTCTCTGGATATACGTTGTACACGGGAAGAACGGGGAGCCAGCATGCTACCTATCCAAACAAGGCAGTTGTGGCCTTTTCGGTGAAACCGACCATCAAAAAGCAGCTCAATATTACCCTGGATACCGTGATGAATGAAGGTAGCCATGTGCATACTTCTTCGTTGAGAACTGTCCTCCTCAAGCTGGAAAGCATGGTGGTTGCCTCTGGATATTGGGAATGGGCGAGGAATCTTGGTAATTATGGATATCCTATTGACGGGAGTTTCCAGACCTACGACACAGCAACGCAGGCAACAACAACAAGATTTTACCGGAGAACTCCATTTAGTCAAATTGGAACGCCCACCAGAATTAGGGCAGTGCTGGAGGATAATGATTATACGCCTCCCGGCTCTGCAAGCTTAGGGATATATGTTGGTGGGAGTTCCGTAGGGTCATTCAGTTGGACAATAAATCCGACCGGAAGAATGCAAAGAGCTTCCAGTTGGTTTAATATTGGTGCGTCTTGGGCTAATTTAAACAATAGTTGTTTTATTAATTTAATATCTCCGGCGGGTCATATGGTATATGAGATTTGGCTCGAAGTAGAATACAATCCAACTGTCCCGTCAGGCCCGGCAACCAGTGTTATGGCTACCGTTACGGCGGACAGTAATTCATCTGCCGACATCGTTATCGGGAAAAACATCGTAGTTGAGGTGGATGGCTATCGTGATGATGTGAGCGGCACCTATACGGGCACCCCAAATGCCCTGATCAGCAGGCCGGATCACGTTATCAAGCATTTCCTGGATACATATACGGACTTCAACATCGCAAATTATTCAACTGATGCCGGTACGTTTTTCGGCGCAAATAGTTATGCCTTTTCGATTTTAATAAATGTAAAGAAGCGCGCGAAGGCATGGCTTGCCTATATGGCATGGCAATGTCGCTCTTACTTCCGCTTCGCAGCTGGTTCCGCGGTGCTTACGCTTCGGCCAGATTCCTTATCGTCCCAGAAAACCATAACAGCCGCTATGATCAGGATGCACGACAATTACCGAACATCAACACAAATACAGCGAACGCCGCTTGAAGAAATCGTCAACAAAATAAAAATATGGTATGAACGTGACTGGACGAAGTCGGGCGAAGAGTCGTACCAATCATTGTCAGAAACATCAGACGCCACAAGCATAACACGTTATGGCGAGAAAGAAAGCCCCGAATTGTTTTACTTCGACTTTGTAACGTCTCAAACTATGGCCGAAAACGTAAGAGATTTCTACCTTGCCCGGTACAAAGACCGGAAAAAATTGGTTGAGCTAGAGGTGTTCCTGGATAACTCAGAAATTGAATTTGCCGACGATCTAACCATCGACCCGCTCGGCAGCTTGGTGGTGGAAGTGCAAAAAGTCAATATACGTCCTGGTAGCGGGCGAGATAACAGAAATGATATTATAAAACTAACCCTAAAGGAATATTAAAAATGCCCACCGTATATCCCGGAAATGCAACGTTAACAATTACCGAAAATGCACCGGTAATTATTAAAGAAACGGCCATGACTACAAGGGTACTTTCCGTAGAACTCCCCACAGGAGGAAGCAACACGCTGAATCAGCCTATACTTGTGCCCACGCGAGGGCGCGTCCTGGAAATTGTTGCAGGGGAGGACATAGTCCGGGGAGAATTGGTATATATTGATAATTCCGGCAGCAATATAGAAAAAGCCTATGTTGCGACCAACGACCAGATTGTCTCCGGGATATGGTACAGCGATAGCACTCTTTTTAACGAGACGGGCTATTTGCAACTTGACGGCTTTTTCGAGGAATATTCATGGGCATGGACTGTCGGGCAATATCTATACAACAATGGCGCCGGTGCATTAACAAGCACTGCACCAGATTATAATATTGAGGCTATTGCGATTGCCGTAACCTCAACTGGAGTTTTACTGATTACTTCAGCAATCAGAATGCTGAAGTCTCAGGAATATTTTATCATTGTTCCGGTAGACAAAAACATTTACCTGGGTAGCTCTGGTCAGGGGGCAATTGAACTGAAAAACGGCGCAAATCCACAGGTTTTAAACATCTATGCAAAATCAGGAAGTTTTTATGAGCGGCTACAAATTGCAGCAAACACCAATTCGAACTTTACCATTACCCCGCAAAAAAACACCTTTGGAATCGTTCGAAATGTTGCGCTGTCTGCCGGTAAATTCCTCGTCGGCGGCACGTACCGGGAAGCAACAAATGATATTTCCCTGGAGTCAGCGGCGGTGCGTAGCATAGGAATTGAAAGAAACACAACCAACAACACCGAAGGGAAAAACTTAACCATCAAGGCAGGCGGGACCAGCGTCAACGGAGTAATCACCGTGCTTGCCAGCTCGCCGACTGCTGGAGGGACTGGCTATATTGTCGGGGATATCTTAACCATATCGACCGGCGGGACCGGCGGACAATGTCAGGTTGTTGGAGTAAGCGCAGGAGTAGTAACCTCGGTTGCCTTGGTTGCTGGCGGAAGTGGCTACACAACCGGCGCTGGCAAAGCGACAACGGGCGGTACGGGAACTAGCTGCACCGTTGATATAACAACCGTGCTTGCCTCTACGGATAAAAACGGTGGTGATTTAATCTTACAGAGTGGAGTGGCTACTGGAACGGGTTACTCATCGATCAAACTACAAACCGTAACCGCAGGCGCAAGCGGGACAGCCGACAGAACACCAGCAACAATCCTTGAGCTAGGAGATGGCAAGATGGCGCGCTTTGGAGTCTCCACCGTTGGACAACAAACCAGCGGGGCAGATTTAACAAATAATGTATCCAGTGGTGGAACCGATGATCAGATTGATAACTGGACTGACATGACCACATACGCCACCGATGCAGCCGCCATTCGCAATGCAATCTATCAACTGGCCCGCAAACTCAAACAAATTAATGACGGGCTGCGAAACCTAGGAGATTTTACGTAAAGGAAAAACGATATGGCCGCAGGAAATTGGACTTTTACCGATGCAGGAAGGGCGGGACTATTTACCGTTGATACTGCGAGTTATAAAATGGCTTTATTCCTAAGCACCTCAAACTTAGGTGCATCGTCAACATTATATTCAGGTGTGACCAATGAACATGCAAATGCAAACGGGTACACAACCGGTGGCGTGTCAGTTGCAGTATCCTTCAGCGGTACAACGACTATTATTGTAGACTGTGAGGACGGCGTATGGACGGCAAGCGGTGGATCAATAATCGCAAGATTTGCCTGTATATATCAAGTCGATGGTAATGTATTGTGTTATTGTTTACTCGATAGCACACCAGCGGACGTAACGACTGCTGATGGACAACAGCTTACCGTAGAAATATCGGCAAGCGGGATTTTCACAATAACATAACTCATGAGGATCAAAATATGGCAAAAATCAAATTCGAGCGTTTATCTGCCCCGACCGGTTCGGTAGAGTTTACACGTAATCCATCACAGCGTGAAGGCCATTACCAGCGTACAGTTAAATATTTACAGCCAAAAGAGTATTCAGACGGAGGCGTCTTATATTCATACAACAAAGGCATCGTTCAAAACACAAAACGACTGGTATTTAACAACAACCCGGCATCTGATTTTACGAACCTCCTGACATTTCTTGGCGTAGTAATCGGCATTACATACAACTTTACCTTCACCGACTACGATGGCGCGACCTATACCGCTCGCATAATAAACTCAGACGACCTCCAGTCGTCCCCGATAGCCACAGAACGCGAATCATTCACCATAGAATTATTGATAGAAAGTTAAATGGGCTACTCCCATCTATTAAGAGGGGCTGGGTGTGTGTAATCCACGGCCATTTCTTTTGTATTCAGTCATGGATCGTCTTGACGATCAGAAACCCAGCTTATCAATCTCCTTCTTACCGGGATTATCCGGACAAAGATGGGCATAAAGCTCCGTAACATGAGTCGTAGAATGTCCAAGCCACTGAGC